AGAAGCGCAAACTGTCCTACTATGCCAACATCTATGTTGTGCAGGACAAAGCAAATCCTCAGAACGAAGGTCGTGTCTTCCTCTACAAGTTTGGTAAGAAGATCTTTGATAAGATCATGGAAGCAATGCAACCTGAGTATGAAGATGAAACTGCCATCAATCCCTTTGATTTCTGGGCAGGTGCTAACTTCAAACTGAAACTGAAGAAAGTTGCAGGTTACTGGAACTATGATTCTTCTGAGTTCGCAGCACCTGGTCCTCTCCTGGATGATGACGATGCTCTGGAAGCAGTGTGGAAAAAGCAGTATTCTCTGACTGCTCTGACTGCTGCCGATCAGTTCAAGTCCTATGAAGACCTGGACAAGCGTCTGAAGATGGTCCTTGGTGCCAAAGCACCTGCTCGTCGTTTTGATGAAGAACTGGAAGATGAGAGCGAAGGTCGTGGATCTTTCACTCCCAACTTTGAGTCAAGCAAGCCTCCTGCTGCTGACTTCAACGCACCTGACATCACTCCTACTAAGTCTGCCGACTCAGATGAAGATGATGCTCTGAGTTACTTCCAGAAACTTGCTGAGGAATGATGAGATACAACCAGTTGTGCTTGACCCTTCTGGTTATCGCAGCGTATATAAACTTACTGAAATAATCTAATATTATCCGCAGTCTTTAAGGTTTCACTCTTGTATTGAGTGGAACCCTTTTCATATACCATCATTTCTTCTAAGTCATCCTTGACTACATTGAGGAATCTTGGTTTCAATAAGAAAATATTTCTTCTATCGTCTTGTAATCTTTGTTCGTACATGTAGTTTGTCACTTCTTGAACTGGAGAATTTACAGTAGTCATCCCTTCTATCTTGTCATCAAAAAATGTTATTGAATAGTTAGAGTCAACTTCTAATTTAGCAGGAAGAATTACTACACCAGTTGCGTTTTTAACTTCTGTTGTTTCATAATGATGAGTTGCATTAATATTTTCATATGTTCCATATTTTTCTAGTAAGTAGTTCTCAAAATTTACTTGAGTCATAGGCCATTCATCATATACATTGATAATGTTATTACATGTCAAGACTAACCAATCTAAATTAGCATCTCCATAGACTTCAAATGCAACATTATCTGGTCTATCATCACCTTTAATCTTGTACTTTGTAAATACAGAAGCTTCTGCGAAAATATCTTCTCTGAGTTTTCCTCTCATGAAAAGATTTTTTACAGTAATATAATCAGATATCCTGGAGTCAGGAAGTCTGCTGACGTATTCAAAATCTGGTAATTGACTGAAGTAATTTGACATTTTAGAAACCTATTGCATCGTCTGGTTCTGATCCATTGCCCATACCGTAATCATCATTGAAGACGGGTTCAAGTTCACTAAATCCCATTGTGATTTCATATGATACCATTGTACCGTCTTGATATGTTGCATAGTTTCCTGTTGGTGTATAATTTACTCCAAAGGACTGAAGAGCACACTCCTTAAACGCATTCAATTTGAAGTGTAAACCTGTACCACCATCTTCCTTCTCACCTCTATGTAGGTAGCGGAGTTGGAAAGTATGTGGAGTCTTCAAGAAGAGATTTGATTTACTTCTTATTGGTGCCATTCCTTGCTTGAAGAATCTAATGATTGAAACGATATTCTTTGCTTCAGTTTCATCCCTAGGAGATAAAGTAAATTTAAATGAGAATGGTCTCAGTTGAGGACCCTTGAATAATAATTCCATGTTGGGGTTCATCACCATCCCCGTAGTTCTTGCCAACAACTGCTGACCCTCAACACCTGCGGCCGCAGCAGCAAAAGCATTTACGGTAGCCGCTTTGACAGCATCGCCTTGACTTCTGAGAAACTCAAGATAACCACCAGCAGTATCTGCAAATGCTTTACCCGCATTACCTCCTGCTGCAGCTGTACTTAGTGTTTTTACTGCCAGGTCTGCCTTAAAAATATCCATGGCAGTCATTGATTGAGATCCCCAATCAGCATTATTTTGATCAGAGATTCCAGATGGAATAGGAAGAGTTACCGAACCAATTGATCTGCTACGGAAATCTTGTCTGCCTGCATTACTGAATCCAAGTTGTCCTGAACCAGCATTAATGAATTGTTGAGGCATATATTCCATCATATCAAATCGGATAACATCTTGCTTTGATTTTCCAAGACCTGTTGGGTGGACTAATGTTGGAAATTGTGTTCTAGTTCCTTCAGAAGACTCTTCAGTAGCATTGGATAAATTACCTGTAGTATCACCTGCTGCTGGTTTAGTTTGAGCACTATCATTATCATTTTCAGCATCATTACCAGATTCACCACCTGCTACTTTAGATGCTTTGTCTCCGCCAGGGTCTATCGAATTTGCTTTTGCTTTATCTCCAGCTTCTTTAGTTTGAGTTCTTATTGATTGTCTTAATTGAGAGTTTGGATCTTTTAATGCTTTCTTTTCTCCTTCTGTAGCTGTAGATAGTGTTGTATCGTTGGTGATCTTACCATTCTTGTCAGCAGTAACTTCTGAAATCTTTACAGAATTATTTCCATTTGCATCAGTTCTATAGGTTTCTCTCTTAACACTGCCATCTGCAAGCGTAGTAACCTGTGTGTTATAATATTTTTGTACACTTTTGGACGAAGCCCTACCTTGCTTCTCAGAGACTTTTACAGGTGCGACTTTACTAGTTGCCGATGCCATTAGATATGGTTCTTTTTACTTATTTAGTACGAATTTTCCATATTGTAATGAAAGCAAGTCATCAAGTTCATCTGGACGTACAATATAGACTTGAGTTCCTAATTCTTGCCAAGTATATTGTCTATAATCTCTATGATGAAAGTTGATTCCACTAAATCCCCAGTTGTATAAGTTAGTCACTGCGACTAATGGATGTTGATCGTAACTTATATTAGGAGTCTTCGCATAATATTTGAAGGTACAAATGTTTCCTTCTTCAGGTATTGGAGTTACAGTATCATTCAGAGCATACATTATCAATTCCATTCTATCATCAACATTAAACTCTGATTGAATGTCGTCAATAATAGGTTCTATGCGGTTCATTTGATACCTAGTTCGTCTTCTGTGATGATCTTAAATTCAATTCTTCTATCTTCACAAAATTCAACTGCTGCTTTCCACTTTGCTTTATTTACTTCCCAAGTTTTACATTCATAAATGTAAGACTTTGTAACTCTCTGTTTCTTTTTTGGTGGTTTTGTTTGTTTCTTTGGTTTCACTTCAATGACATAAGTTTTTATTTCACCAGTGCTCTCTCTTACTCTTATAATGAAGTCTGGGTAGTATTTGTGAACTCTACGATCAAGAGGAGAGACATAAGGTATATGAAATTCTTCGCTACCCCACTGAAGAATATTCTCATTTAGATCACACCAACGACAAAATTTTCTTTCCCAACTGCTTCGGCATATAATATTGTTAGGATCGCCCTTATATTTCTTAGGAAATGACGGTCTGTATTTACTCTTGATACTTTCTGCCATACATAATATATAAGGTAAAAACTATTTATAAATGCCTAGTAACAGAACGATTGCACAAATTAAATCGGGATTATTACGACCAGCATTGACATCTCACTTTGAGGTGCAGATTCCTATAGGGTCTGGTAATCTTAATACTTTGTTAAAAGGTATTACTCCAGACACTGTAGCTCAAGATGTATTGAATATATCATGTTCTGAGGCATCTCTTCCTGGTTCTTCTATTGCAACTTTTGAACTTCAGAATGATTTTACTGGTGTAACCGAAAGGTATGCTCACAGAAGAATGTATGATGATAGGATAGATTTTACATTCTATGTGGATGCGGAGAAGTATACTCCCATTAGATTTTTTGAAAGGTGGATGAGATACGTGACGGGTGAGTCTGGACCTAGGACTGATGGTTCAACAATAGAATTAAATAATGTCAACTATCATTATAGAATGAATTTTCCGAAAGAATATAGATGTGAGAGAGGACTTAAGATAATAAAATTTGAAAGGGACTATAAAACAACACTCCCACAACACGGATATTCTTCTTTAGAGTATGAATTCATAGGTGCATATCCGATTTCTGTGTCATCAATGCCAGTGAGCTATGACTCATCCAGTCTCTTGAAGTGTAGCGTCTCCATGACATATTTGAGATATGTTATTACAGAAGTTACTCAAGAAAGACAACAACCAGGTACTTCTGTTCCAACTCAAAAACCTGATCAATCAAACACTCAACAACCACCAGTTGCTCAAGAGAATGAATCTAAAACTAGTGATGGTTATGATGTAGATATTAAAACCAGGGATATTGATTTCTATGGAGGAAAAACAATAACTTCAGAACAACAAGCGACTGCTCTAGGGATAGCAGTAGTGACTGGTTCAGATGGTATCACGCGAAATGCAGCAACTGGACAACCAATCTAACCCCAATAAATAATCACACTGAAATACATCTATAGGTCATTATGCCTTTACCA